ACATAGTTCCTAGGAAGCGTTATCTGAAGAGTATCTGGCATTTCCAACTCTAACGCTGAAAAATCATTTAAAGCATCGTAGTGAAGCTCCTGAAGCCCTCTTTTGGCATGGAAGACTACATCAAATCTAGATATGCTATTAATAAGTTTATCATCTCCTACATTAAACAACATAAAGTTATTTATAATGTCAGACATCATAACATACTGGTCTTCTCCCCAGTTAGATGAATTTTGATAATATTGTTGATCTGTTGTAGCCATCTATTACGAGTTTTCTTTTTGGAATTCAGCTGCATCTAATCCAATAGCCGCTTGAGTTATTTCTGGTTCTCTTATTGTAAGTCCAGCTAATTTAAGTATCTCTAAAACCAAGTTAGGCTCATCTTCTGGAGCCAATTCAAAGTCTTGATAATCACCAGCACTTGGATTAAATATTGGATTATCAGCAATCATGTTATATGTCCATTTAGGATCTCTAGGTGTTCTAACATAAATCAAAGTCATATCATCCGTTAGTGTATCTGGCTTAATGTAGTAGTAATCATTTTTATCTACATACACAGGAAAGTTAGCTGAAGGAGCTGTTAAGTTGGAGCTATATAAGTACATCTCCTTGCTTTTTGGAACCATGTCTAGCTCTTTACTTCCATATCTCAAAGAAACAGGCTGATACATGTCGCTAGGCTTTATATAGTATCCAGAAGTTTGTGCTATGTCAGACTCTACTGTAAATTTTTCTATGTTAGATCTAAGAGCAGATAGTCTATCTCCATAGTCTAGACTTAATCTTCTTGCATTTTTTAAAGCAACTAGCTTTGAGTACTCACTAAAGTACTGGTCAAAAATTAACTGTTGAGCATGCTTAGCGTATAAGTTAAATTGCTCAGGCGTTAAATACCCCCTATTCTCCTTGTTGAGAGCGGTAAGTACTGTATTTCTAACATGGTTTATCATCTGAAAATCTTTGATACAAAAATACAAAAAAAAAGGGAAGACTATTTAGTCCTCCCCTTTCGTATAGTAGTATCGGTGGAAATACTACAGTTTGTTGGTAAGTGACTGAAGAACATCAAGTCCCTCGTCAGTTTTAAAGTATACCGCTAGTGCAGAGAAAACATTCTCACCGTAAGGAACAGTGATTATCTTAGTCTTCTTAGCATCATTCCAGCACACGGTTCTATTATCATCTTTGATAAAAATCAATCCCATTTCGTTAGCTCTAACAGCTACGTTTCTAAGCTTGATGTTTTCATCATTAGTTAGACTTAAAAACTCTTGTGGATTCTTTCTAGCAAATAAAAGCATATCTCTTCGGATCTCATTAGATGCCATATCGGATACTCTTGACTTTAAAACTACTCTAGCGATAGCTTCTAAGTCTTCAATTTGCATTTCTCTAGCTGCATTCATTGCCTCTAGTTCTGCTTCAACATTGTCTATCTCTGCTTGAGCTGATTTTTCTGCATCAAACTCTAAATATACCTTATCCCTGTCTGGGTGGTATAGAGATAAAAATTGTTGTAGTAATACGTTTTCTTTATTAACGATAAGCTTACCATCTCTAAAGATTACTGCTGGAAGCGTAACATCTCCGTATTGCTCATCTTCAAACACAGAAGTTTGATTGGTAGCATACCTAAGAGATCTGTTCATTGTTCCGTCAAAATATTGTAAGGGTTTATTTAGGTGGTGTCTAGAACGTAAGATGTAGTTCACAGGTGTTGCACCTCCTTTTAAGACATAGATTCTGTCTTTAACCTCCCACTTAGGGGCGGCTGATGTTTTTTTTGTTGCCATTATAATTAAAAATTAGATTAGATTAAAAAAGTAAGAATTACCCCCGTCAGTACAACGAGGGTAAGTCCTACAGTAAATATTACTTCATTAAGATGAAGTTGTTTGCACCATGTACACATAGAGCTCTTTCAGATAAGAAGTGAACGCTCATTGCATCCAAGTCAGTGTTAGAAGCTCCACCAGCAGAACCAACAACCCAAGACTTATACTTTCTGTCTTCAGCTTCTGATTTTCTGTATTTAATGTGTAAGAAAGGACGAGTTGCATTCTTTCCTAAGATTTGATCGTAAACAGTAGTTGTACCAGCTGGAACAATAACTCCGTCAACACCAGCAGTTAATCCTCCTGTAGTTGCATCGTTTAAGTATTTCCAGTCAGTCTTGTAGAAATCATATCCTAAGTTGAAGCCCATGAAGCCTAAGTTTAATGCCATAGACTCATCGTTGTCAAATAAACCGTAAGAAGCAGTAGAAGCTCCACTGTTGTTTTGAGCAGCAAGTACGTTGTCAATCTCGAAAGATTTAGTTCTGTTAACGAACATTACGTTTTCTTGGATTGCTCCTTCTTTGTCAAGAACTTTTATTAATTCTTCTAAATCTCCTCTAGAAGCGATAGAACCAGTAGCAATATTTCCTCTGTTTTCGATTTCGTAGAATAAACCTTTTGTTCCTTTGTATCCTGCTGATTCAGCACCAGAAGATGAAGCTGCTGGACGTCCTTCGATCAAAGATAACTCTAGGTAATCTTCGAAACGTAATCTTGTTTCGTGCTCAGATTTTAAGTACCATAAGTATCCAGTTGCACCGTTCTCAGTAGTTACTTCAATCCATCCGATTTGAGCCATGTCAGAACCATTAACCTCGTACTTATCTTTGATGATAATTGGGTTGTTAGTTAAGATGTCTTTTGGAGCCTCTAAAGATCCAACCATTCCAGCTGTACCTTTTTTGAATTCAGCACCGAAAGCAAAAACTTTTAATCCAGTTGTATCTAAAGCAGCAGCCAAGTTAGCGTTCTCGTAAGAAGCAACTGTGAAAGTATCAGTAGTTACACCAGTAATTAAAGCTTTTTCTTGTGTTCCATCACCATCAGTAATAACTACTGTTTGGTTAACACGGAATGGGTGTCCAGCAGAAGTAATTACATCAGCAGATCTGGTAGCACCAGTTACAGCTAAATGCAAACGTCCTTGCTCTGCCCATTGGATTACGTCAGAAGCGAAAGGCATTTCAGCTCCGACCATTCTTAAAAAAGAAGATACAGATCTGTTTCCGTATTTTTCAAATTCTTTTTCGTAAACGTCTGGTAAGTACTGTGATGTGAACTCGATGTCAGATCCCAAGTAGTTACTTGATAATGTTGATTTTGATGGAGAAGGAGTTAATGCTCCTTGTACTCCAGAAATAGTTACACTCATTTTTGTAAGTTTTTAAGTTTTAGCGTTTTCTAATTTTAAATGAGAAATCCTCACCAGAATCAACTACTCTAAACTTAGTACCCTTAACATCTACGGTCTTATTATCTCTAACAGACATATCTATGTTTTTGGTTTCTTTAACTAATCCTCCTGTTGCATCCGCAACGCCTTGCTCATAAAAGTGCTTAGCTAATGCATCTACGTTAGAGGCAGCAAAGATTGCCTTGTGGTACTGGGAAGCGTCTTTAACGATACCATTTTCATCTAAGTGTTTGCTAAAGAAATTGGAAATATCCGATTGTTCTTCTTTAACTTGACCTACATCTTTTGGCTTGAAAACTTGCTTCTTATCCCCTAAGTTAAATTCAAAACCTTTGAAATCCTCATTGAATAGTTTGTTTGTTTTCTCGGTAAAGGCGTTTGACCTTTGTTGTTGTAGTTGAGCTTCTTGTTCAGATTGCTCTTGGTATTGACTATAGAAGTTAAAAGCCTCTTTGTAGTTCTCTGGAATAGAGGTCGTGCTTGACTCAAGCGGCGCCTTGTATTTTTCCTTCAAACCTTCAAAGTGATTTCTAGCTTTGTATAGTTCTTCTTTATAAGCTAACTTCTTTTTTCTAATATCAGAAGGCTCATCTAGCTCTTCATCATAAGAAAAATCTTCAGACAATATTAATTTAATATCCTCTTCGTCAAGATGTGGCTTTGTTTCCTTGTAGTACTCAGTTAAAACAGATGAATCGTTTACTTTTGTCCAATCTTTTTGCAGATTAACAAAATCATCGAAACCTCTACCTGTTTCTTTTTTATACTCCAAGAACTTTTCTACATCTTCAGATAGCTCTTGTTTTTCAGTTTTTCTAAGATCGTCTATAGAGCTAAGCTCTAAGCTATGTCTTTCTTTTAAGTAAGATAATATACTACTATCATCTAACTCAAATTGTTGAGGCTTTTCTACCACCTCTTCAGTAGCTTCTAGTTCTTTTACAATCTCTTGCTCAGGCACTAAATCTACTTCTTGTTGTGGTTGTTCTTGAATAGTTTGCTCTTGAACAACTTCTTCTTGAACTTCCATCGCTTGAACTTGTTCTTCTTGAACTTGTTCTTGCTTTGGTTCGATTGGATTACCATCGGCATCCAACTCCCTAAGTTTCCATTCCATATGATTAAATTTAATTTAGCGCAAATATACAAACATTAATTACATGCCTATCATACCCTATAATCCCGACCCTAGTGAGTCCTGACCATCGAAGTCAATAGGATCTAAATCCTGCTGTCTTTGCTGTATTAATTTCGATTGTTGAGATGCTTGCTTAGCAGTTCTCTTATCTTTTCTATCCTCCTTGTAAGCTTCTTTGCTTAGTTGAGACTGTATTTCAGCTCCTTTGATCTGACCATCCATGCTTTTCTGCAACTGAATCAATCTAGATTTAAGCTCAAACTCCATTTGCATTCTTTGAGACTCTATTTCTGCTTCAAGCTGTATTAACTGAGCTTTTGCTTCCATTTCAGATAAAGCAGTTTGTTGTTTAGCTTGTTCAGAAACTAATGATGCTTGCTGATTTGCTTCAGCTTGCAAAGCAATGTTTTGTTGCTGTCTTTTTTGATCAAGTTTTTCTTTCCTTCTTTTTCTTACTTTAAGTAATTGAGAAGCTATCTTAACATTCTTAACGCCTCTAATATCAATAGCATCATCTATATCAATCTTTCCAGCACTAAGTGATGTTTGAATGTTTTGCTCTAGCATATTTCTTTCTTCCTCATCTGGATGAAGCTCTATGTAAATACCAAAGTCATGTAAGTGTAGTTCTTTTATTTCATCTAAAATATCCACACTACTTCTTCCGATGTTCTTAATAAAGTCTTCTTTCATGTCAGAATACTCTAAAACATCAGAAACTCTATAACTAATACATTCGGCTAACCTTTGAGTTAAAAACAATCCTGCTTTTAATACATGTCTTGTTGCTGTGTTAGAATTTAACGCAGCTAACTTTTGAACGCCAACTAAAGCACTTGGATCTGGAGTACTACCATCTCTCGCTTCATTTAAGCCCGTTACAGAGCGTATCATGTTTAAGTTATAGTTATACATGTTTATCAAAGAAGAGATCTTTGCATTGGCTCCAGAAGACGTTAACTCTTGTACTGGAATTTTACCATGATTGTATTCTCCTTCTTCATTATAAGATCTACCTATAACTGATCCTGTTTGAAAATACATGTTTAATGCCTCTTGAGGAGTGTAGGATGCGCCGTTGCCTAAATTAATAGAAGAAAGACCATCAATATCCATATAAACACCGTCAGGCATCATTCTAGATGTTACTTGCTGTAGTTTTAAATGTAGGAGCTGTATTTGATCTGCAAAAGGAATCATTCTTTTAACTAAAGAATCAATTTGCCCTCTATACATTCTAGGAGCAGTAACAATAAATGGAGCGTAAACCCTTTGAATAGAAGACTTTGGTCTAACCATGTTCTTCATTACGTCCCATTTAAGTATATAATTAGTTCCTAAAACGAGAACACCTTCATACCAAACGTCAATCTTTTTAGAAAGCTTTTCAAATCTTGCCTCTTCAGTCTTTGGTGGATTGAAAGAATCATCTTTTCTTAAAACCTTTTCTCCTCCTGTTGCGGTAATTTTCTTTTTATATACAATAGTTTTATCAGTCTTGTATGAAAAATACAGTAGAGTGGCTGTATTGTGATCAAAATTGTCAACTTGGTATCCACCTCTTGTTCCCTGATAAGCATCCCATTTGCTAGACATCTTAGATATTTCTTTTATATCTTCAGTAGTCAAGCTGGTATCTATCTTTTTTAATTCAGTTATGTTCACATTTTTAACTTCACCAAAGTAATAGCAATCTTCAAAGTTAGGATCCTCAGTAGGACTCCATATTAAGTTAGCTGGATCAACATAATCAATCTTTATTCCATCGTGTAAGTTAAACGAATGCCTTAAGGCTGATATTCCAAGTACTGTAGCGTCTTCATCTATTTGCCTTTTTATAAGCTCATAGTTGTTTTGATTCATTACAGTTTGAATTACTTTTTCTTCAGCTATTTCAATATCATCTTTGTAATCAATTTGCATGTGCAAGTCAAGCTCATCAGCATTTTCTGGAAGAGAATCAAGATCTTGAGAAAACATATTCTGACCAAGAAGCTCTCCTATCTCCTCTAAATCGTTCTTACTAAACATTTCAGTTTCTATACGGTTTTTGTATAGAGCTTTTTTGTTTGAAGATATAGAATCAACTGCTTCTGCTTTAACATCAAAAAGTCTGTTAGACATTCCGTTTACTACAATGTCTACGAACTTTGGAACAATAGGCACAGGAGTCCAATCTAAGTTAAGGTAAGATATGTCTCCATTAATAGAAAGCTCGTTCTTGTACTTCTGTACAGACTGCTCTCCCATTGCATAGGTTCTTAATTTATGATATGTATCACGGTTGTTATAAAACCTTGAAGTTCCACTTTCTTTCCTGAACCATTCAGACTCTATTGCCCTTCCAACTATGAGTCCATAGTCCTTTGAAGACTTCTCAGAATCAGATGCTAATTGATCAGGGAATCCAATGGCGTAATTCACTGGAGATTTATCCATATTGTTACTTAAGTATTGAGCTAACTAAACCGTTATTATTATACTTTGCAAAGTTAACATTTATTATTTTATTAGTTTTCTCAGGCTTTATTAAGTACTTTTGGTTAGCCATAATAGCTAAACCCGAAGAAACAGTAGCATCAAACTTGGTTCTTTTTGCTATATCATAGTTAGCCCAGTCTAATAAAGTCCTTGTAAAGTACATGTTTCCAGAGCCTTTCTCTGAGTATCCTACATTTTCTTCTATGTAAGATTCAATAGCTTCTGCATGTATTGATATTACAGCAGTAGATGAAGGTATGCCCCCTAGTTCTTTTTCTGCCTTAGATAGATCGTTTTTGTGTTTGTCTGGTCTATTTATGCTCCATTTTCTATAACCTCTGTTCTTTAAGTGATATAAAAGCCTTGGTTTGTTATTCTCCACAAGTATAGGCATTCCATAAAACACCATAGCCATTAGAACATCTTCGTAGAATAACTCTGCTGTTTGTGGCCTAGATATGTACTCTAAAAAAAACATATTAGATGGTCCTTCAAAGTTAAGCTTAGTCATTCCATGTAAAGCTCCGTTAGATCCACCACCACCTACGGTTCCAGATATATCATAACTATCGCATCCAAACGCTCCAATGTGTTCGTTACCTGGAGATTTAACACCATTGTTCATCACAATTCTATTCCTTAGTTCTGGTTTTGGAATCCAAGAAACAAAAAACCTACCTCTATTATCTGGAGTCCATACAACTTCAGTGTCTCTCTTTCCATCTTTCCAAGAAAAGCTACCGCGCATAACGGCCCTTTGACCTTCTAACCCATCGTTATAGTCTATCTGCTCGTATATCTTTTGTAGGTTAAATAAACTATTGTTTGCTTCATCTCTAAAAGCATGACCTTCTGTTCTGGGGAATTGTCTATAAAACTCGTTTA